AAGGCTGTTACATCAGTGACGCTACTGTTGTTAAAGACTGCTGCGTTGTTCGTCCCATCAACGTAAACAACTTTGTCAGTGCCGTCGAAGTTAAAGTTTGCAAACTGATACCGTCCGGCACTCGTTCTACCTGTGTCTATTTCTGTCCACGATCCGGTTGCACCGCCCTTGAATACCTTTTCACCTCGTGCAGCAATGACTTGATCCTTGTAGATATGAACACCAAGAACGACCTCATTAGATGAACTGGTTTGCGGCACGATGTTTGAGTTGAATTTGGTAAATCCATTGATACGGCGATATCCGCCGTTAATGTCAGGCTCAAAGTTTTGCAACTGTATAGCTGTGCCGGGGGGTAGGGTAAAGGCATCTTTATCTAGGACAAGACCGCCGTCTAGTTGCACAAGAAACGGACTAACAATGGAAGTATCTGGCATTAGACGGCCCTCATGTAGTCCTTACGATTGATCAATTCGACACGCAAGCGAAGTAGTCCCTCCTTGTAGTCTCGTAATGCAAGCTGTGAAAACTGAACATCAGAGCGAAGCATATGAGCGTAGTAACGAGCGCGGTTTACAATAACATCGTGAAAGCGTTCCGGTATGACAGATACGTCAGTGTTGTTGACCAAATCTGATGTGGTCTGATAATAGTAATACCTGACTGTATATGTTGATACATCAGGCACTGGAGACAGGCCAATCTTTTGATCTGGCGTCTTGTAAACAAACTCTGGCAATGCACGAGACCCTGTGTCAGGATTGGTGTCTGCCTCGTTGCGCCGCTCCAAATACTCGTTAAACGATAGGTACTTCAGTTGTCTTTCCGCCGTGGATGCGGACTCTTGTACAGTAAAACTATCATAGTCGACAGTCTTTGCATCTGACTCTCGGGAATATTCTGCTGTTCCCGCAATAGTCGTAAAAGACTGATTAACAACAGTAAACGGCCACTCAACTTCGGAGTTGATAATGTCTCGCTGTGCTTTGTTGATGAAGTCTTTGACTGACGTTTGAATACCGCGTGTCGAAGAAACTGTGGTAATCTCCACTTCATTGATCTCTCGTAACACAGCGTTGATAAGTTCTAAGAATGTCATCTATCGTACCTTGCGATATGCGCGAGTCTTCTTCGCTATCTTCTTGGGCTGCTTCGCCACCTGCTTACCCGCCTTCGTCGCTTTACGCTTCGCGCGAGTCGTAGCAGCGTACTCTTTCGCAGAGAGTGCCTTAATGGCCTTTTCCGGTAAATATCGCTCCCCGGTTGCTTTTCGACCCTGTGTGGACGGCTTGCCACTCTTGGTGCGCCACTTCTGTTTAGTCCACGCTGTCAAAGAGCGTTGGCTCTTCTTTTTCGGCATCGTCCATCTCCATCGTCAGGGCAGCTAACGCACCCATCTTGTCATTTGCATTAACCCACTTCTCCAACGCGACATCCATCTCTTCCAAAAGACCCGGATGCTCACCCACGCCAACAGCATGTTTAAGGTAAACGTGGAGTACAAACTCTGCATCTGCCATCTCCGCCTGATATTTGTGTTGTAACGCCTGTACAGCTAGTTTGTGCATGTCAACCCCCAAATACCTTTAGTATATCATAAATATGCAAAATTTGCAAGTAAATTATAGTTTGCCCTGATGATGAGCCAGTAGAAGAATAAAACCCACAAGGATTGCCAGAAGTGCAGACGAAATTATTATGATAAGAGTCCAGTCTATCATCTTCTGACGGCGCTTGGCCGCAGCCACCTCTGCCTCTCGTCGTGCAGTCCGTGCCTTCGCTTGGAACTTTTGCCAGTCTGACCAGAGACCCGGCCTACCGAGTATGATCATCATCTGTTTGAGTTCATCTTCCCTCTCCCGAATCTGTTCGAGAGCCATAAACTCCTCAAGATCAGAGCCGTTGCCCTTCTTGTTCGCTTTGCGTTGGAGGTCTTCTTTCGCCCCCACGAACTGTGCAATAGCATTACCTGCTGCAGCAATTTCTTTTCCATTTTGTACCGCAGTCTTGATAACGGAGAAGGCTGCATTTGCTGCTGCGAGTTCGGCAAGCATCAGTAAACTCTCACGCTTTCATCGACTAGTTTCGGTAGGCAGTATGCCGTTACCGTCTTTCCCTGCTTGTGTAGGGTCTGTGCGTACCAAACGCACTCATTCAAGTCTCGGAAGTACATGTCGCCACTGACTTGACGCTTGTCCTCTCCTATGCCAAGAAAGACAAACAGGAGAAAGACGTGCTGCATAACTAGTCGCGGTAGCCGCCCCCTGCTTTCTTGTAGGCTTGCGCAACCATCTGGGCTTTACGCGCCGACCACTGACCCGGCTTGCCGCCCTTCGAGCCAGCCTTGATACGGTTGAAGATGCGCTTCCTCATTCCGGGCTTAGTGTAGTTGCCAGCCTCATTAACTCGACTCTTGCCCTTCGCTTTAGGCTTCGACGATTTGCCAGCTTTTCTAACCCTGCCGCCCTTCTTGAGTTCTTGTGTTTCCTCGACGCCTTTAATCTTTCCGGCGTTAGCTGTTGCGTAGAAGACTTGCTCACCCTTACGGCCCCCGTAGGTACGTTGCATTGAAGACATAATCTTTTTACCCTTATCAGTTAGGGGCATCAAAACTCTCCCTTCTTCATTGCGTCCGAAAGCTTTGTGGCCCTCGAACCTACCTGTGTCGCCCAGCGAGAGTCGAGCATCTCGTCAGCAGCGGCGTCAAACTTACGTTCGTGGATTGCATTCCACATCTTCTTGAATTTACAAAGGCGTGGCACACCCATATTGAAAGCCATATCCATCACAATCAGTTGACGTACCGCATCCAATTCGTACACACAGGGATGCGCTCGTGCGAGTTCATCCTCTACGATAGCGATGTCGTTGCTGGCTAAATAAAACGCATCCCGCTTAGTGATACCGTGTTCGTACACTGCTTCGATGTTCGGGATGTCCATGTAATTGAGTTCTTCCTTACTGATCCCCCGGTCTTGTAAATTTCGCCCGATACCAATAGTGTCGATGCCGAGAGTGTCCTGATATACATAAAGCTCTAAGCCCTCGTGGAGCCTGAGCTTGCTAATAAAGGTATTGATGTCGTACTTCATTCTTCGACTTACGTTGTGTGCGTTCATCATTTCTTTGCCTCACTACCCATCCAGATTGCAAAGGCACCAGTCATGGCACCCATAACTACAGACACAAATCCGGCCTGTACAGCAGAGGGGTTTTCTAGGTACATAAACCACTCTGCACACCGCCACGCCATGATACTAAACATTATCGTCATCAAGCGCGGCAGCACCTTGTATTCCATGAGCTTGTCTGCCGCCATGTCTACTTCTTTCCAAAGAACTTAGCAGCACTACGAACGCCAAATGAGGCAGCAACGATAACGCCCAGAGAGTATTGATACCACTGCGGCATAGCTTCGAGTTGTTGGAATCCATTGGCTACTACCTCTTCCATCCCCGGAATAAACGCCAGAATGAGTGGGATGCTAAACAAAATAGTGAGCCACTCGTCTTTCCACGAGTGCTTACTACCTTCAGCCATAGCAATGTCCCAGTCAATTTCACCCGTAGCCTTCTTTTCCATGATAGTCGCTTCAGCACGTGCCTTAGCGACTTTGGCTCCGGTTTCGGCTTTTGTCTTTTCAACTTTACCCTCCAGCCACGTACCGGCAAGCTGGGAGATCGGTCCGATCAATGCGGCTAACATTTCCACCTCTTTCGCGCCTGTCGTAGACGGCTGTTCGGATTCTTTGCTGCTTTAGGGAACTTCTTCATCTGACCTGCAGAACGGGCACAAAACGACTTGCGCCGCTTTGCATCCTTGCTTCCGGGCTTCACCTTGCCAGTAACTGCAGTCTTGAGTTTAGAGCCGGGGTTCTTCTTGCGGTATGCCGCCACCCCAGCCTTAGTCATGCCAGCCCCTGCTTTCGTAGGCCGAAAGTTCTTCTTGTTACGGGCTGGCATCTTGTCGGCTTTACGTGTCATCACTTCTTCCTTGCGGTTTGTGCAGCACGTTTGAAGTTGCCTTTTGTTGGTGCGCCCTTGCTACCAGCCTTATTT